TCCTCGGGCTTAACGCCTTTTAATTCGGCGTAAAGCTCGTAGATCTTCTTTTCCGCTTTTTCGTCGGCTGCCGCCTGAATCATTACAACGGCAAATTCAAGCCCGATCTCGTCAACGGTCATACCGCTATGGAGCTCGCCGGCAAATTTTACGATTTCGTCGCGGATATTAGCTGCTTTGATAATCCGCGCAAGCATAAAAGCGTGTTTTAATGCCAGCTTCTTCATCAACTGTTACCTCCCTGTGTATTGTTGCTTGCGGCGGCTGCCGCTGTCTTGGGACGGTAGATTTCGAACGGCGGCACGATCTCCTGCTCCGGATCGTCGTACACATCATCATCCAGATAACCATAGAACTGGCACTCTACGCCGGCATTGTTCTTGTCCTCGGCGGAAAACGTCAAGCCGCCCTCGTGGAAGGCGTTGAAAACCTGAATGATCATCGGCTTATCTTCGCCGAGGATGTTGCCGATAAAGGTGATGTTCTCCTCAAAATCCTCGTCCTGAATGGTGTCGCGCCCTTTGATGACGTCATAGTCCTCGTTGGTTTCGGTATCGATATCTGCCGCGCCGAGCGCACGTCGCAGGGTATAAGAGGTCATCTCTACTAAAGTCGTTTTGAGAGAGGTTTCCCAGCCGTCGATCAGGGTATCACCCTTGGTGCGCGTGTGAACGCCGTCGATCTCCATGCGGCGGTAGATGGGCTTTGCCGAAAACTCGGTGCCCTTCTGCGTGGCGCCGAGGCATTTTCCGGCTGCCTTTGCCGACTGGTAGGTGTCGGTGCCGACGTGAAAGTTTTTGAAGAGCACGCCGGCGTCCAGCAGCAGCTTGTCCGGCGTAGTACCGTTGTAGCCGCTGTAGGGCTTGACGCGCCTTACTCTTGCTCTGGGCATAATTAAAAGTCACTCCTTGTATAGATCCTTGTTTCAAACGTCAGCATGATGTGCCGCAGGCTCTTTTCTTGCTCCGGCACGGGCTGACGGTCTTGGTTGTAAAAAAATTGATAATAAAAATTATCGGTTTCGAGTATTTTTCCGTCCATCACGGAGATCACAGAGTCCGCTGTGTCCTGCAGCACCTCATCGGCGCGCTTGTCGTACAAGTGCAGCGTCAAAAGGTGCTTTTCATAGGGATAATCCTTGACAGACAGTTGCCGCAGCTCATAGACTGCACGCGGAAAGCCGGCGCTGTCGGGGCTTATCTGATAAAACAAAGAGGGACACAGCGGCGCGAGCTGTTCCATGATGACCTCTTTGTGGTCGTTCGTCCTACTCACCGCTGTATTCCTCCTCGTTGATCATTCCTTCCGCCGACTCACTGCCGATTGCGGAAAGATATTGCTGTTGGATTTTTTGAATCGTGGCGATGTTGTTCTCCGTGGATTCAGTCAACGCCGCGATTTTGGGGTACTTTTGTGTGCCAATTTCCTGAAACAGACCATAAAAGCCGCCGGGCTTAAAGCCAACCTGCAAATCGGGCGTTTGCTGCCTTGCACGCACCCAGTACTGTGTGTTTTTTGCAAGGCGACCCGTGCGCCGCTTGATTTTTTTCCGCGTCTCACGACAAACATATTTGCCTGTGTCGCGCAGCGCGGCGCGCGTCAGCTCCTTGAGGGTGTACTGGATGCGGTCGCAATTGGAGAGGAATTCCACGCCGTTGCGGCTGAATTTAACAGACTTCGGCAAAGGCATTTGTGTCACCTACAATCGCGGTCAAATATAGCTCTATGCGGTCGCTGCCCTGCGCCAAATAGGTGCGGTAGATGTTGTACCGCTCGCCGTCCAGCTCGCACAGCTGCTCGCCGTGATACTCAAACGCATACATTTTCAGGCACCGTTCCGGCTTGAAGCCGACTGCTGCCGCCTGAAAAAACTCTGTTTGACGGATAGATATGTCTTCAGCATAGACAAGCGTTTCGGTCTCGGTATAAACCGCGTTGCCGTGGGGATCCACACCGGTTTCCTCTCTGCGGATCAGGGAAATGATGACATCATTACTCATGCCGTCACCCCTTTGATGCAGTGCTTGCTGCCCTTGATCTTGGTTAAAAACATGTTGTATGACTGCATCAGCTTTTCGTCCACGCTGCCGCCGAAATTCGCCTGCACATACACAAGCACCGCCTCAGACAGGAGCGCGTCGGGCTTTTGCAAATCAGCAGAAGGTACCCCGATGCGCTCCAAATCAGCCAGCGCAACATTTACATACTGGCGCACGTCCTCGTCGAGTGCATCTGACTGCATTTTGCGAATTCTCAGTTTGGCAGCTTCAAACAGTTGCTGCCTGTCCATTAGGACGACGCTTTCTTCTTCACGCGGACGAAGCCGTTCCACGCCACGACGTTACCGCCGGCATAAAACTCCGCCTTATGCGCGATCTGACCCTGACGGAACTTGTATTCCGTGGAATGCTGCACCTCCAAATCGGAGAAAACAGGCATCTCGTAGTTATGATACGGACCGTATGCCATGCACTTGGTGCCTACCGCTGTTGCCACATTGGACAACGCCGGACAGGCGGAATTAATGATGAAGGGAACGCCGTCGATCGTGCCGGTGTTGCCGCGCGTTTTGACGTCATAGACCTTTCTGTCCTCGGAATTGCGCAGCATAGCAAACGCTTTCAGATCCTGCTTGCTGAGGATCAGACCGCAGTTGCCCTCAACGTCCTCGTCGCCGCCGTAGGAATAGATGATATCGTCCAGCGTGGTCGCTGTGATCTCGGCGATTTCGACGTCGGTGCTGCCGTCGATCACCTTGGACGGCGCGTTGAAAATTCCGGTAAAGGTGTTGGTGGTGCCTGCGCCGACGACAATCTGACGGCTCGCCTTTCTGCGAACGGCACGCGCCACGGAATTGGAAATGATGTTGTCATAGGCTGCCGGCGCAAGCTTCTTGATCTCCTCCGGCTCTTCGCAGTAGGCGGTGATTTTTGCCTTGTTGATATCAACATAGTCAAATTCGGGATCCGCCGCCGCCGCGTCGCCGCCCTCGGCGGTATAGTCGCCTTCGGCATACGATTTGACGAAGCCGCGCTGATAGCTCTCGCCGCCGGGCAGCGGTACCAGCCTAACCGCGTCGATCAGACTGGAGACATCGTTGAAGGTATCTCGCACGTCGGTTGCGGTGTGATTGGGCATAGCAGTCGTAGAGGACGGGATCGCGTTGAACACCTCTTTGAGCTGCATCTTGACCTTTGCGCCGTCTTTGAGCAGCTTGCCGCGCTTCGCCTGCGCGGTTTCGGCTCCTTCGCCGTCGTTTTTGCCGCTGTCGTCGTCCTTGTGCGCGTCGGCGATGCCGTGCAGCTTTGCCATTTTGGCGGCGTTTTCCAGCTTAGCGTTGATTTCCTCGGCTTCCGCCAGCAGCGCGTCGAGCTTTGCGCCGTCGTTTGCTTCCTGCGCCGCCTTGGCTTCGGTATTGATGGCTGCAAGACGGGCTCTCATTTCTTTTACTGTCATATGTCACAGACTCCTTTCGTCAAAGCGCTGATACACAGCGATTTGATTTTTGCCGCCTTGGCGGCGTTTTGTTTATCATCATGGCTGTGTGCAGCCTTGACTGTGATGTTTTTTGGGGCGTTTTTAAATCGGGACAGGTCAGCGCAAGCTGCAATCTGTTTTTCCTCTCCGACCTCGACGTTGAAATACTCCGCCGCTTGTTCTCCGGTCAGCCACGTTTCCTCGTTCACCATTTCGGCGATCGTTTCACGACTGACGCCCTCGCACAAATGCTCTTCATAGATGTTGAGGATGGACGTTTCAACGGTATCAAGCACATCGGCTTCTTTTCGCAGGTCGTTAGCGTTACCAATGGCGCGGCTCCACGGCTTGTGGATCATGAAAAATGCGTTTTTGGGAATGATCACTCTGTCGCCTGCCAATGCGATTACGGAAGCGACAGAGGCGGCAATACCGTCCACATGCACGGTCTTATAACCGCTGTGACGTTTGAGAATGTTATAGATAGCGATACCGGCAAACACCGAACCGCCACCCGAATTGATGAAGATATCGAGGTTTTTGCCCTCATGCTCTTTCAGCAGATTCTTTATGTTATCGGGGTACTGGTCTTCGTCTGTCCATGCACCCCAAGAATC